CGTTTACTAATGGCACAGTAGGTCTGTCATTTGTACCATCTGTTAAGTCATTTGGTACATACAAGTATGCTGTACCTCCCGCACCACTAACAATTGCTGTTGCTAATCCTGTTGGATCTGTACCTTGAGGGCTATCCAATGTAATGTTACCTAAATCAATCTGACCTAAATCATCATTATATGTAACTGTATCAACAGAGTAGTATGTTACAGAAGGAGCAAGTGTCCATGCAGTAATATCAACGGGTGTTCCACCTGCATCTGTAAAGTTTAGTCCTATTGTGTATGCTTCGCCTGTGTAAATTTCTAGGCATTGCATCTCGGTCCCGGCGAAGGTGATCGTTTTAGCGCCTGATAATAGTAAACTCATAATTGTTTCCTGTTAATGTTGTATTTATTCATAGTTTATATTTGCATTATAATGCTTTATTTTAAGTACTCGTTCTGTCATCTTTAGTATCATTTAAAACAAATGTTCCAGTTGATATAGTAACTGTTGTTCCAGGTGTAAGTATTCTCAAAACAACACCAAATCCGTCGACGGCATTGTTGATCCCTGTGCCACCAACCTCAATCGAAACGTCATTAGGAACATTTGCATACAAAGGATAAATCACATTAGTATTATCTCTAACAGTCATTGCGTAATCAGGGTCGGTTACAAAATGACCAAAAATATCTACTTGCACAAAACAATCTTGGTCAGGTATCATAACAGACGAATACCTTGTTTTAATTACGTTTTTTGGATCAGCAATAAAACGTCTTCCATCTAGTTTCATTTCAGCAAATTCTATGGGCCATACAGGTGACGCTCCGCCACCTAAAGTTTGATTTGATCCTCTTTCCCATTGAGAACTATAAGGTGGTTGTGTTGGTGCTGTACTTGTATCCAAAAATCCATTTAAAATAGAAGCAACACCATTCCACCATGGATTATGATATGCAGTGCTTGATATAACAGTAGAATTACGTGTAATATATTTTGGTTGAGCAAAGTTAGTTGTGAATAAACTGCCTTGAGTTCCTATAGTTGTGTTCCAATTGACAGGTTGAGTGTCTGTTCCACTTGGAGATGGTGTAAGACTAGAAATTGTATAACTATAATAAGCCAGTTCTCTTCCAAATATATTTCCAGCAGCCTGATCAAAACCTACAGAATTGTTTGCAATTGAATTACCTGTAACACCACCGATAACGTTGCCCGAATCTGTACCAGTTCCAATATCAACATTACTATATGTTCCTGAAATTGTCATTACACCATTTGAAATAGCATTTCCTGGTGCTTGATTCATCTCAAACTGTACGTTTGAGTTTATTTGTTGAATATAAGTGTCAGCAAGTAAATCACCAGAATCAGTAGCAACCAATCTTAGTGTTCCACCTGGTATTAAAAAATCAAAAGCAGGACTAAAGTCTATAGTGTTACCTGTACTGTATGCGTTGTTAATTTCAAATTGTTGGAATGTACTTGTACTAGGTCCGTCCCATATAACTAAATTACCTGCAGGACCTGTAACACCCTGCGTTTCGTTTTTTGCAGTTGTTGACCAGTAGTATTCTCCATCTAATAAGTCATTCATATAGAATGTAACAATAGTATCTGCTACTCCGTCACCACTTGTAGTGCCTGATGCAACAAAATCTGTTTCTAAAGCAGTACCTGTTCCTGTACCAATGTTGTTTGCTGTAAATATCTCACCTACAGTATTTGATGTTGCACCACATACAGTCCAATCTGTTGTACCAGCAGTTTCTATAATATATTGTTTATGATTTTGTAAAAATCCACCTGGTGCCGGACCAGTATTACCATATGCTTGTCCTAAATCAACTTTATTAGCGCCAACTAATGCAAAATTAGTTGTTCCTAAACTGTTAATACTATACTCTTCACCAATAATTAAGTTTGCTGGATCAACTTTTGATGTTAATGGTTCGCCAGTACCGTTATTTGTACTAGTGTAAAAAATATGACTTTCGGTGTTAGTTGTTGCACCATAATTAATTTCTAAATTTGTAAACAAACCTACGTCAGGTACAGTTGCTTTGATTTGCAATGTATTGATAGATGTAGTGTTATCTAAAAATGTTCTAGGTGCTACAGGGGTATCCATAATGTTTGGATTCTGAAGACCTGTATTTGGACTTGGTGCATATTCTGTTAATGCAAAGTCATCATATACTGTATCGTTATATTCAAATGCTGTAATTCTTGCGCCTAATGATCCATCCTGATATTTTTCTTCTGCAACATTTGCAACTCTAAATAATTTACCTTCGCCACTGTTTAGTAAGTCCCAACCATATACTTCTTGTTTAACACGTATAACATCACCTGCTTCTATCTGTATACCTGAGTAATCAGTTGCAAATGTAATTGTTAAGTCTTCTCTGCTCTGTAAGAGTCTTCTGATACCTAAATAAACAGATTGTACTGATGTATGCACTACAGGAAAGTCTACGTCTAACTTGTTTACGGCTTCGTTAGGAGACATAACTGCTGGAGCATAGTCTACAAGATTAATTAGTTGATAATCTGTTTGATCTCGTACAGATTCGTTAGGATACGCAACTTCTAACTGATTAAATGTTTCGTTTAGATTGATAGGAGCAACATTTATGCCCCCTACAAGATTATTAGAGTCAACTAAAAACAGATCAGTAAGTGTTGTATAATCTGTATAACTTTGATTTATAATAACACGCCATTGTGCAGAAACTTCATTGTATTGCAACCAAGAATCGCAACTATCTACTAATATTTGTAAATTTGTTAAACAATCGTTACCTGTAGCAATAGGTCCGTTAATTGAGTAACGATCTTGTGTTGCACTACCTCCTCCTGCTGGAGTATAAGGTAAAGGGTATGTTGAATATGTGTTTAGAGCAGTTAAAGATGCAGTATCAATTGCTGATGCAGGTATTGCACAACCATAACGTGTATTTTGCATATAATCGTTAATTACACTACCTGGCTGTGACAAACTATTTGTAATTCTTGCAGTTATACCACCTAAAGATGTTGTTCCTTTTTCTGCATTGTATTTTACTTTGACAATTGCAAATGCACAGTCACTCATTAAGTCAGTTGCTGTCCAACGTTGACCTGCAGGGATACCTGCGTCTTGCATAATCTGTTGAGCAGTTTGTGATGTATTTTGTCCTGCAGATGTTGCACCATTCTGAAACAAATAGATGTAAATTTGACCTGACATTTTTGTGTCAACTGTTGCTGGCGTAGTATTGTTGATTAATCCAGTAACTACACCATTAGAACCGAACTGTACTTTAAGTCCGTTATAATAAATGTTACTTGTGTCAAAAGTGTAACCACCTGTGTCTGTGACTTCTGCCATAGCAACACAATACCACATAGTTTTGTTATCAGAACTAATTTTTGCGTCTGTAACACTACCACCTATGTATGCACTACCATATACAACGGGTAATTTGTTTTCTGTTGCTGGTGGTAACTGTATTCTTGCACCACCTGATCCGCCTGACTGTCCTTTTGCCATTTGTCGTTTCATTAACAAACGAGATGCGCCAACAGATAAGACTGTTGCACCGATAGCAGTAAAAATCGTTGCCGCTGTACCTGTAATACCTATTGCTGATACTACTGCCGCCGCTATTGCTGTAAAAATTGCCATTCTATGCTCCTGCTACCCAAACTTCTTCTGATTTACGATATCCTAACTTTTCAAATTTAATTTGATCTAAATGTTCTGTTTTCGTAACTGTATACGTTGTTATTTCGTCATTACTCACCATTTTGTCTGCAAGTTTTTGATACATTGATAACATTCTATAACAAGCACTCGTCTGTCGATGCTCAGGCTCGACATAAATTAGCAATTCGTTTAAAACTGTCTTATCAGGGTAAAATATGTTTGCATTCTTTAGTGCAAGTATAATACCTACTAATTGATCGTCTTTTTCTGCAACAATTGCTATGCCTCCACCTAAGATTATATGATGATATAACTTATTGACATATTCTAAGTCTAAATCACCGTAATTCTTAAGATCAAGTTCTACTGCATCATAAAAGTTTTTGACTAAATCAATAACTTTGTCTAAATCAAACTTATTTGCTTCTCTTACTATCATTTGTATTGGCTTCCGCCTGTTCTGCCATTGTCTCTGCCAGCACCGCTGTTACCTGCACTAATAGTTCTCTTAGAATCTGATTCTCCACCAAAGTCAAAGTTGACACCTGCAATACTATACACTTGATCCATGCTTGTATCTGTTGGATTAAATACTTTCCAACTTTCTTCGTTTGTTTTTCTACCTGCTATTCTGTTAGACAAAACATTTACGTAACTGCTCGCCGCTACTGCTACTGTAAATGTATCATCATCACCAGTACGATCTTCTGTAATACCATATGACGTAATGATACCTCTAAATCTGTTGTATGCGTTTGTAATAATGCCTTGATCGTCATAAAAAGCACGTAATGTTTCAACTTCACTACCTCTGATTTTAGTACCTAGTACTAAAAAGATATTATCTGACCCAATACCTGATAATGAGATAATTGTGTCGCCTGCTGTTACTCTTAAATCTTTGTTTTGTGCACCTACTTGCAATAATCCACCTAATGGTGAGTAAACTGTACCGTCAATAGTTTCTTCTTTGTACGCACTACTAAATGTATAAACTGATGTGTCTGTAGGGTCTGCTACATCGTTATAAACAGTAAGTTTTACAAACTCTGCTGATTTAATTTTGCTAGTATTTTGTACTTCTGGTATATTTTGCGTCATATTATGCTGATCCTACCCACTCATATAAATCAAATGAGTCACTAAACTCAATCAATGCGTTATTTGTAGTTGTTCCTGCACTATTTCGTTGATATCCACCTGGCACTAACTTATATGTAGGCATGTTAGGGCAAAACATGTAAAAACTACAGTCATTTCCGTATGTTAAACCGTCACTTATAACACTTGTTGTAATAATATTAGGTCTGTTTGTAATAATTTGTACTGTTGACCCTGTTCCTCTTGTTACTCTTGTAGTAGAAGTAAAGGGAAACGTTTTATTGCCTATTTGAATTAGATCATTAGGTTCAAACATAACTCTTGTTGATCCAATTGCTGGTAATCCAGTTAGTGTAAGTACATTGCCTAAGAATGATTGTACTCTTACACTATTACGTTGTGATTGATTCAATGTACCTTGATATTTAAAGATCCAAGATAGACATGAGTTGTTACTAAACGTAACTACTTCAGGTGTATTTCTATCTAGTGTATCTAATGCTTCCATTAATTGTCTTGCATTGTTGTAACGTAAACTAGCAGGCATGTCTAATGACATACGCCATGGTTGAAACGTAGGTGTCTCTGATGTACGAGGCACTTCGTTACGTGTTGTTTGTATACCTACAACTTTTCTACGATCAATTTGTATACCATTGCAGTTGTCAATGATTGTTTGTAATCCTGCCATAACTAAATCCTATTTTTTCGTTATGTTTTTTAACTCTGACCCATATCCAATTACATACATTAAAAATGTAAGTGGTAAGAACCATAACGATATTAAACTTAACATGTGTCCCCATGTTAAAGATATTGCACCTAAACTAAAAACGTTTAATGTTCCTGCTTGTGGTACTTGTTTTTCACTTGTTATTTTCATTTTCTTCTCCTTGTTAAATTGTTATTAGCCGTAAGGCATTTCGTTTTGTGCCATTTGCACTGTGCCAAGCAATGTTTTACGATTCTCAGCAAACAATTGTGCAACTGACTTAGCATCAACAGCACTAACTGCGTTTGTTATGTATGTGTTGTTGTTAACTGTTTGACCTCCCATTGCACCATTAGGTACAACTGTACCTGATGTTTTAGGTACAAATAGTTCTGGTCCTTCTTCTCCTACAATGTATGGTCGACCACCTGATGCTGGTCCACCTTTTGCAAGTCCAAAGATAGATTTAAAGAATCCACCGATTCCTCCACCTGTGCCACCTGCGCCTCCCATTGCGCCTAGCAATGAGCCCATAAGTTTTTGTACTTGACTTCTGATTAGCATTTCTACCATGCTGTCAAGCAAGTCTTTAAATGATAACTTACCTGTTTTAGCAAAGTTAACAAATGCATCTTCTACGCCTTTTGTAAATGTTTCAAATATATTCTTTGCTTTTGCGGCTTCGTCTGTAGTATCTTCTATAAAACTACGTAATGCTTCGTCCCATCCATGTTCAAATGTACGTGATGCATTGTATGCCGCTTCTCCTAGTCCTTGTTGTGTTTCGATTGCTTCTTGTGTAGCATCTTTGACTTGTTGCATTTGTGCTTTAATTTGCTCAATTGCAACTTGATCAATAACAGGATCTAAGCCTTTTAATTCGTCTTGTAAATCTCTAAGTGTTTCATCTCTTAGTTCTTCTAAGTTTCGTTTAATGTCATCTTGTGATCTTTCAAACTCTGTCATGTTTAACTGATCTAATTCTTTTTGTAGATCATTTGTTCCTGACATAATTTCATCGTTAAAGTCATTAACTGCATCTGTAGCACCCTCTAAACGTTCTGATACATCGATCATAGACTTGTTGATAGCATCTAATGCTTCTCTGTATTGCTCTAAACTGATTGTACCTGCATCGTACATTTTACGCAAGTCTTCTTGTGCTTGTGTTTGGAAGCCTAAGATTCTAACTGCTTCAGCAGAATCATCTAACAATTCTTTTAAAAATTCTTCGTATGTTTGTAGGGCTTTTGCAGTACTAATAACCGATGATTCATTATCCTCAAGTGTTTTTGTTTGATCTTCTATAGAAGATGTAGTATCTTCTATTGAGCCTGCTACTTCTTCTTGTAATTCATCCATCAAGCCTAATTGAACTAAAGTTTTTCTTAACCAACCCCATAATTTTTTAAATTTATCTGTGACCCAATCAACAATACTAAAGCCTGTAAATTTCTCAACAACAAAATCAATAGCAGTAGCAATAGCAAAGAATGCACCTGCTGGTCCTATGAAACGTAAAAGTATTCTTGCAAAACTTGCAAAAATACCGGATATACTAAACAAGATTTGTCCTAATCTTGTAAATGCGTTACCGTTCTTACCTACTGCTTCAGTAATTTTACCTGATCTACCAATCAATGCTCCAAAACTTGCTTTGATTCCTTGCACTGCTCTACTAACGCCTACACCTTTTGTAGATAGAACAGTAAATGCTTTTTGTAAACCATTCATTATTCCTGTAACAGCACGTAAGCCTGCAAATGCACCAATTGCAACACCTATACCTGCTAGTACTTTTAGTAGTGTTTGCAATCCTTCTGTATTGGCTGCTAATGCATCGATAGATGTGGCTAGTGATGCAACTGCTCCAGCAAGCCCATCAAAGACTCCTGTCTCTTCGCCTATAGCACCAAATAATCCTAAGAATGATGCTTTCAATGCAGTAAATGATTCGCCGATTGTTGTAGTTGTTTTACCAAAGTCTGCTTCTACACTACTAGCCATTCTTTGTGTTGCTTGTAAAATAACTTCTGATGTTAAAACACCTTCTTTAGCCATATCACGTAGTTCACCACGTGTTACACCTAGTGCTTTTGCAAACTCACCCATAAACTTACTGTTTGCTTCGTTGATAGAGTTAAATTCGTCACCACGTAAGACACCTGATGCTAGTGCTTGACCGAACTGTCTAATCGCACCTGCGGCTGCACCTGCATCTGCTCCAGATACTTTTAATGCTTGTGAGAATGTTGTAGCAACTTGAGCAACTTGTTGTTGTGTCAAGCCCATTTCTTCTGTTGCTAAAGTAATGTCAGAGAACAAACTTGCAACAGCAGCCAAATCACTACGAGTTTCTGATGCAACTTGTTTTACTATTTCAAGTGCGGCTGCCGCTTCTTGTTCACTGTTTGTAACTGCTTTAAGTCTGTTGTTAAGAACAGTAAACTCATCACCTAAATTGATGATTTCTCTTACTCCAATAGCCGCAAACAATCCTTTAAAAGCAGTTGTTAATCCACCTACTTCTTTTGTTGCAGTACTACTAAACTGTTTAGTTTTCTTTTGACTATCTTTAAGAGCAGAATTAAACTGTTTGTTATCTAACGTTAATGCTACTTTGATATCTTGTGCCATAATTAAATCTTCCTAATGTATTTTTCTGCTTGATCATCAAGTTGTTCAATTGTTGGCTTTGTGAAACCTTGGGGTGCTTGTCTACTGTACCCGTCATTGAGTCTACCTGCGTATGCATAGTTAGACACAATTTTGTTTCCTTTCTTAATTGTTTTATTTCTTGCGTTGCCTGAAGCAACAGGGGTATTTTCTTTTGTAATATCTAAGGCTTCGTCAACTAAGTACGATGGCAAACCCGCAAGTTTATTCATGCGTTTTTCAAATACTTTTGCGTTGATCTTTATCGCCATATTACTATTTACCCAAAATCTCTAATAGTTGATCGTCTGTATAATCTGGAACGGGTGCTTTACCATCTATTTGTTTCTTATGATGATAATGTTCAAATGACATAGCCGCATCCATTATATATAAATCAAAAGTGTCTGCATCTTTTATCACCTGACTTGGAAGCAGACCATATCTCTTACCTATCCCATCGATTTGCATGATAGAAGCCATCTTTGCAGACTTCATATCAATGCTGTCAGATGTTACTTTCCCAAACGTTCGGTGACCTTTTGAACGACTTTGATCAAAATATTAGTTGGCATCATAGTGTCGCCTTTAATGATCTCTTTGCCTTTCTCGTCTAGTATCAACTCTTTTGCTACACCAATCATATCGCCGATGTTAGGATTTTGATTTTCGATATTTGATGCTAAGTTTGCAAGTTTGATGAAGACTTCCATGGGCTGTCTATCCCATGTATAAAAAGACAATGCTTCGCCGAACTCCGCGACGGTGTCTTTGTCATCTATTAGTACTTCGATTAGTTGGGGTTTTGTTGTAATTTCTGATAGTTTCATTTGTTTTCCTTTAAGTTAAATTGTTGTATTACTATTTAGTCGAGTCATTTTTGTCTAAATCTTCAAGTAATTGATTTAGCAATGCTAGTCTAAATTGTTGTTTTGCTTTAAGTTGACGTACTGTAGCCTGCATGTTAACAAGCATAGGTATCATCTTTGCTTCATCACTGATTAGTGATCTTAGTTTTTCTTCGTCTGATTTTAACCAGACATCATGTGTTTCACTCATTTGTTCACCTTATTTAAGTTGTTAAAAAGTAGAGACGTTGACAATCAACGCCTCTACGATTTGATTTTATTACAAGTTATTAACTAGTAATAGTACCGGTTGTCATATCACCTGTTACAGCAATTTCCATAGGGGAAATCCAAACGGGTGAGTCTGGTGATACAGTTGGAGCGATGGATGTAATATATCCAAGTCCTCTGTACCAATGTGCTCCTACAGTAGGTGTAGTTGCATCACCATTCATTACAAGTACCCACTGAACGTATTGTTTAGTAGATGAAAGACCATTCACTCCATAGTCAAGTGCATTGACAGGAGGAGTAGTTCCATCACCAAAGAATACTGTTGGATCAACAACCATATTCGTTGAAATAGAGTTGTCTGCTGGGGTTGTAATTTTATTCATATCTTCAGAACAGAAATCTGTCCATGAGAAGATACCAGTACTGTTATTTACAGTTACGTCTTGTAAACAAGTAACATCCAATGCTTCATAAGTACTGACCCAAGTTGCGGAACTAGTTCCGTCAAATAGGTTAGTAGTATCCATTGAAACATACACGTGTGGATGCGTACCTTGTGTGTTTACTGTTAAGTATGCCATGTTGTGTCTCCTTTAAGATTGGTAGGCGTTATTAAATTCAAGTCTTGTTAAAGTAAATGTATAGTTATGTATTTCACTTCTTTGACCTATAGTCACATCTCTGTCAAACTCTACTGATGTATAACCATCAAAGAAATTAACATTTGCAGCCAAGTTGTTAATTGAGTTAAGAATTACAGGTGCTTGAGGATCATTTTGAAAACTTATATAAAGTATGTTAAACTGATCTTCTGCGTTGTACATAGATGCACAACTCTGTACTCCTAACTGATTTACTGATCTGCCGTTATCTGTTACATCGTCAACATAAAGACCATACGCAATGTTATCGTCTTCTGAAGGAAAAGTAGCAGACACTTCTATGATTGGTGTCTGTATTTTTGCAACATCTCTTAAGTATGTTACTACTTTTGCTTTGTCAACTAATGGTAGATTACTGAGTGCCACTTAGAACCATCTCCTGTTGTTGTTAAAATAGTCTGGATCTGCTGTCCAGTTTTCTTCTAACTTAGTTGTTGGTCCATCAGGGGCATCCTGATTCAGATCGTAAAAATTCATTAACTGTAAGGCTTTCTCTTGTTCTTTCTCAAATCTTTCTAAAGCATGACCATAGTTAGCGGCGTCAACAGAGTTAACGTTACTAGTATCAGAAACAATACTCTCATAGAAGATTTTCACTGCCATAAAAGTATCGAGTCTGATTAATGTTTGATCATTCTTAATTAAAAGATTTGGATTGAATGCTGAGATCATTTGACCATTAGGTAAATTAGTGTAATATGTCGCACCCATCACAGTATCGCAGTATTGCGGCCACCAGCCGAACTCTAGCCAATACAAAATTTCTTGTGATCCTACTTTAAAGTAGTCGTCCCAATCAACTTGCATTTGTGAGGCTCTGCGTTCAGCACTTGGATCGTAGAAGATAATATCTGCTACTGTTGCATCTGAGATTCTTTGATATGGTACTGACATGTTATATTCCTATACTAATTTAAATTAATTAAGCCTGTTGAATCGCAATACCACCACCGCGTCTTACGTCGGCAATACCTGCACCCATATAAGCAAGACCTGTTAACCACATTTGTAGTCCACCTGGCTTCTCACCCATCTTCACTTGTAAACCTTCTTTGATTACAGAGAAGATACAAGTTTCATGGAAGTAAGCACCAACTTTAACGTCTGACAATACATTGTTTACGTTACGTTGTCCACCAACTGCCGCTGTTTGAGTAAGCAAGAAGTTAGAGAAAATAACTCTACAACCATATAGGTTAGTTAATGTTCCAGTAGCAAGTAACTCTTCACCTAGTGAAGTAATTGCTGATCCGCCTGAGTTAGCAACAGTAGTTACTGCTCCACCTGATAGTTCTGATAATGCTCTAAGCATTGAAGAACCGACAACTCCGTCATTACCATCTGAATCTAAGACGATAATTGGTGTTCCAGGAAGTTTAGCAACTGTGTAGTTTTGCTTGATTTTTTGTACAAGTTCTAGTACAGTGTTAGCCGCGAAAGGACTTGGGTTAGTGATTGCAACACCTTGTACACCAAGTTCCATAGAACCTAATGATGTAATTACTGGGAAGCCGTCTGCTCCTACAGTAGTTACGTTACCTGTGTTAGCAGCCGCTGCCTGAGCAGTGTCAGCAAACGTTAAGAATGCTCCTGCTACTCGCTGGTCTACTTTTTCACCGTATGATCCACCTAACTCTTCACCGATAGTTGCCGCTAATTCAAATGATGTAGTCCATGAATAGAAAACATCAAATGCAGTTGCTGCCACTGCGGGTGTTGCTTGGATTGAACCCTGTGCTAATGCTGGGTTTTGCTCTACTGCACCAGGAACTGGGCCGAAACCTGTTGCTGGGGAAGAAGAAGGATCGTAGTCCTGATATGTGATAGCCGCAAAGTTTGGTACTAAGTATGTATCACCCTGATTTGGAGTCACTACTCTTGTATAGTCTACAAGACCTTGTGACTCATGCATTGCTTCCAATGCAAAGTTTGCTATTGCGGTAGTGAAGCCATCTGCTTCATTATTTGCTCCGCCTAATACGTATGCCATGATTAATCTCCTTTAAAAATATTATTGGCTTTAAACAATTAGTTCCGTTTAGGACTAGAATCAGAGACTGCTACATTCAAGCCTTTTAGACCAACTCCACGTCCTAGACCATTGCGTTGTTTCCATTGCTTAAAAGCGGCTGGATCTCTGCTATAGTCAGGAATGGCGTCTAAATCACTTCCTGCAAACTTACTCTGTCCTGGTCTTAATCCAGAACCTGACTGAGTTGCTGAATTTTGCTTGAGTAACTTTGGGTTACCTTGTGCTACTTCTTCAACTAAGTCTTTTAACGTAAGTGGTTCGCCGTCTTGTCCGTATCGTTCTTGTCCCTTCTGATTTACAATGCTATAAGTGTTGTCATCATTCCATTGAATGTTAGACTTGACTTTTTGCAAAGCATAATCTGAAAGATCAGAATCAAAACGATCACCCATTGATTGCATGATATCAGATTCAAGTTCTTTACCTTTCAGTGCTACTTCTTTTTGAGATAACTCTGACTGTAATTTTTGAAACTGTTCTTGCAAGTCATTGTTAGAAACAGAACGAGTCTGTTGCTGTGGTTGACGTTGCTCCACTGGCTGTACGTTGCCACCGGCTTGTGTCTGTACTGCTTTCTGTTGTGCTATAAATTGCACTGCATCTTCGACTGAACTTAAGTTCGTACCTGATGCTTTACTCAATGCATTTAAAATACCTTGAGTTTGCGATTTACGAATAGCACTAGGATTAACTGTACTTTCACTTGAAGATTCGTTACTAGTGACATTATTATCATTAGTTACTACTGCATCTTCTTGCAGGGCTTGTTCGTTGCCACCGATATTTTCATCAATCATTAAATTCTCCTATTTTACGTAATAAACGATTCGATTGTTTGTTTTCATTAATTATTTATCGACCAGTATTCTGACCGCTAAGTTGCACAGCAATTGCTTGTTGTGTCTCGTATGACGGACCAGTGTCTTGTATTGCTACAGGAGTACCTGGGCCTTCAGTGTCATACTCATCTAATTCATAACTACCATCACTTTCCCCTTCGTAGTCATCATTATAACTAGGGATCTGTGATTGTAAGTCACGGCTTAAAACTTTTTCATTGTCAGCAGTCATAAGATCACGCATAGCAGGATCTTCAACTGTGTCAATAAATGCTTGTTCATATTGAGCAATAGATTCATCAGGTGCTAAGATAGCAATGATGTCTTTTGTAATTAAAGCATCTACCATTTCATTATCTGGTACTAATGCTTTAGATTCTTTATAAACAGCAATTCTATAATTTGTGTCATGTGCATCATAGTCAGTTGCATATAAAACTTCTCCTGCCCATCGCATGTTCATAAAACGTGCGGCGTATGTAAAGATTTGTTCTTCTGCAACTTCCATAAGTCTTGCTTTTGCTTTTGCAACTCTATGAAGTTGTTTGCGTTCTTCAATGATAGCAATACCTGATTGCACATTATGACGAGACATTCTTAGTCCTCCTAAGCCTGTCAAGTTTTCGATTTGATCTAAAACTTCTTTTTGTTTTTCCATCGTCTTAGTTACATCACCAGTATCAACAGGGATAGTCTCTAACTGACCCTGCATTGCTCTTACTATCGACCCTGCTTGTGCAGGAACACTTACGCCTTTGTCTGCTCTAATTAATGTTTTAGCAAACTGAATAGATGTATAAGCATCACATTCTAACTTGTAGTATTCACGCATCGCATCTGATGCTGAGTCGATATCTGAGATTCCGTAGTCAATTGATCTTGGGTCTTGTTTAGCATAAGCCATAAATCCTGGGATACCCATACCTTCTGGGTAGGTACCCTCATCGATCATTTCTGCTTCTTCATCTTCTTGTGCTGTTTTTTTAACTTTGTAACTTGTCCAATACGATGGATAGTCTTCTGTGCCTAAGTGATAACACTTAAAGTAGTAACACTCATCGTCTTCGTTCTCTAATACTTTAACATATTTAAGACAAGGTCTTCCACCATAGATGTCATACTCCCAGTCCCATACTGATATAGGATTAAGTGCAACAACATATGGTCTGCCTAAATTACCTTCACTCTCTTTAGGCATGTCAACAAAGACCCAGCATTGTCCGTAGATAGAAGTCAAGTCACCTACATTCTCCATGAACGCATTCATTGATCTGTTTTGCAAATCAGCATCTAACAACATAAGTTGTGACCACTCAATGTTATTGGGGTCAATGTATGCACCTGTTGGTGTAGCAAACTTAAGATCACGTTTGATGCCCGGTTCAAATACTACATCGTTGATTGTGTCAACAATATAACGACAGATTGGTTGAGCAACTGTGTTCTCAATTAAATCTAAGTATAAATTTGAATCTTCGGATGGACGTTTTTTACGTACATGCTTTTTAAATTGTAGTCCACCTAAATATGCTACTTGATAACTCAACATCTGAGGTAGCATTGCGGCATAAAGAGGACTTTGTGTGAGAAGGTCTTTTGACTTCATATATTGATTCCTACGAATATATTATTTATAGTAATAACTAAGTATTTATATTTTATTGTTTCTTTTTATATTTACAGTTATCGCCGTGCCATCTTTTTATTAGACTAGGTATTGTTACCATGTCACAATGAGGGCATTTTGCAAAGTTTTTTACACCAAAATGATTGTGTCTATCTTTGTCAATCATGTCATGTATGTTTTCTTTGTGTGTTCCTAACCATAAATGTTCTGGGTTGCAACATTTTCTGTTGTCGCATGTATGCAATACACACAAATGATCAGGTATCTCGCCCTTGTGTACTTCATAAGATACTCTGTGTGTTGTTCTCATACCACCATGCTCAGTATCTCTAATCATACCATAACCGATATTGTTTAGTGCACCTTGAAACTCCCAGCAATCTGTTTCTTCAACATGTAAACATCTTCTGTACATACGTTCTTCTATTGGTGTTCTTACTCTGTTAACCATTTTATTCTCCTCGTTTTAATTCTATGTCACGCAACTTTTCGATTTTCTCAAGCATTGTGTCTAGTTTTTCAGTTAATTTATTTTTACCTTTCATCTTAGTATATTCATAGACTATGGCAATCAATTGTTTTTTATAGTGTTCGTATGTGTGCGTGTGTCTGTGAATTTGATTAGGTAATGACAAATCATAAAGAATCTTACTGTAACGTGTCATCTTTAATTCTAAGTCTGGGAGACTGTCTAAACTATCATACTGCGTGTCAAATTCACTCATATATTTTATTTATACTTAATAAAATAAAACTACAAATAAAGTATAGACTACCATATAACGTGATCTGCTTCGTCATCACGTTGACCCATAATCTCTTCCCACGTTGGGCCCCCTTTGTATAGAGGACTATAGGGTTCATGTTCTACGCCTGGTCTATTGTATCTTTGCATACGAGCATCATTGCCTAAGTATTCTGCACCTGCCCAACTGTCATGTTGTATAGGAAACAAATGATGTATGCCGTAACGAATAGAATCGCCTAAGCCATCAATGTGTGCATATTTTGCATCAGTATATTTTGTTAGTTTTTTACGTGTACCGTCAGTAAAGTGATATGACTGTAATGCTTCTATAAGTTGTACGTCATATGGACTAACTGTTAATCCACCTCTGTTTATAAATGCGTTACTAGAGTTATCTGTATCTGAGATCAAAGGGTTGACTCTTTTACTGTTGATAATTGTAAAGCCATACTTCTCAAGTATAACTCTGTCAGTTACACCAAACGTAGATGTAGTATCTCTGTTTGTTTGTGCACCTGACATATCGATTACAGAAAAGATTCTACGTCTAGGGTAATCTTCTCTAATCTGTTGTGCTAATTGTTCTGTGCCACAATCTTTGATAGCATAAGATTTAAGTATCTCCATAGTACCGTCGTTACTATTAGGTTTAGTTACTTGTGCAACTACAGCACACATAACACGTTTGTTAAAGTCATGGAACGTATAGATATCTCCTAATCTATCGAACACATCTCTACTGTGTGTTGCTCTGTTAAATGTATAAAAGAACTGATCAGTAACTGACTCCCAACTACACATATAATCTTGCTCGAATTTAAGAGGACTAATAATTCGTTTTTGTTCTTCGATAAACTCTAAGTTACCTGAACGCATTTGTTGATAGTTGTAATGTCTGACAATATATTTGTCAGGGTTGTTTTCTGCTAAGTTAAACAAATCAAAGAGGGGACCATTACCGTTGGGTGTACTAATAACAATTAGTCTACCTTGTGTATCAGGGCTACCTACTCTTGGTCGCAATCTGTTTGTTATTTCTTGTAGTGTTTCTTGTGAGTAAAGTGAGGCTTCGTCTGCTACCCACATACCTACGTTTAGACCTCGTAGATTTTCTTTCATCTCAGCAGACTTGCATCTTATAAAAACACCATTTGGGAACTTGATTGTGAGTTCTGAGTTGTTAATGTCTTTACCATCACGGAGTCCAAAGTTATCCATGCAACTTTGTTTTAACGGTTCCCAAATAAGTGACTTGATCATACTACCTGTTGGGGCACTATAAATTATATCTTTACCTTTATGATACTTTTCATCTGTTGCAAATAAAGGCAATGCAACAGCCGCTAGAAATGTTTTACCACTACCTACGGGTACAATGTCTATGCAATGTTTGTCTGACTCTAGCCAGTCTTGCATAATAGTTGCTTGTTCACCAAACAACTCATATTCTATATTCTTAGGTTTCATTGATTGTTTTAGAATCAATTACTTGTAGTTTAGGTTGATCTGCAAAATCAGGTAACTCACGTTGCGTAAACTTAAAGTTGTTTACTAATGATTGTCCCATGCTATGTACATCTAGTTCATGTTTGTCTGCAACTACTTTTGCTAATATCATTTTTTCGTATGCTATACGTGCTGTAAAATCACCTGCGATTATACTAGCATGATATCCTTCTGCTAACAATTGTTCAAAGGGTTTGCCTAACTGTTGACTAATTTCTAAAAGAATCTTTTCGCCAGTGATCTTGTTAACACTGCCTTTAGGTCTACCAGCGCCTTTCATGGCGCCACCTTTAACTGGTTTCTTTTTTGTTGTCATCTTGTATCTCCGTTAATAATTTAACTTTACGATCAAAGATTTGATTTACTAAAAGGGGTAGTTTCTTTTTCTTTGATCTTTCTAAAAGTTGTTCTTGTATTAAACTAACTTCATTAGGGTCTTCTATACGTGCTAACGCCATTACAAAATGTTTGTAACAAGGTTCGCAACATAAATGTCCGATGAGTTTTTTCCATGTAGTACCCATCTTTTTTTCTATCGGTGTGATTTCTGTCATAATCTACCCTCATAGTTTCTTAACAACTCACCACATACTTGTAAGTTGATCAGTTTATTTTTTATACGATGTATGTCTTGCTTTTGTTTTTGCAATTCATACCCTTCTACGTCTTTGACGTTAATGTGATTGTAGTATGCAATCATTTGATTAACACTTAAATCAGTAAGTGTGATTTGATCAATCATCTTTTTTGCTTTTAGCCCATGCTAAGGCTCTAGGGCCTCCCCATAGATATGTTGCTAAAATTTGCTTACTATCTTGTATTGTTCTGCCCTTTGCTTTTGCTTCTTTATATGCTTTGTCAGTACGACTCAAATAACTAATCATTCTGTTTATAGTTTCGTTACTAACATTAGCACCTCTTGCTAAGTCTCTTGCTCTAGCAAGACCAACACTTGTCCCAGCACGATTGCTAGGCGCAAGAGTTTCTCTTACATCTAAAGCACGTTGAGCGGCTTTTCTAACATAGTCTGGTGGTACAGGCATATTATCTCCCCGGCTTAGGTCTAGGCTTAGGCTTAGGTTTTCCGTATCCTTTCTTCATTGTGTTCTCCTCTTTTAATGAATCGTAATCAATGCCTCCAAAGATACGATCCCAGTTACTTCTGTATAGTTCATCGTTGGGCGATCTGGGTGTGTCACCCTTTCCCCCGTGCCATTGTTTACTCATCTAAATTCATATTATCCCAATACTCATTACGTACAGTATCAGGATCAATGCCAGCATCTGTTAATCTTGTTTTTATTCTAGCAACACGATCAATGTATCTTGGTGACGTATCATCTTGTATCTCACAATGAATATTCATTTGTTCTGCAAATGTGACTAACTCGTCTATTGTACATTCATCGATAAAAGCATCTTGGGCATCAAATGCTTGTTTAGTTTTAATAACATCAGACCAATCTTCTATTCTACTCATACATACACCTTCTCATAATCTTTTTCGTCATCTTCTGGGTCTAGCCCATCATAGACTTTGTTTGTTTTCTTACACTTATATTTAAGTGTACCATACACTGACATTAGTTTGCTATTATTTTCTTTCCAAGATTCTCTAATCATTTCATAACGTTCAGAACCTAAGATAATTTTTAACTGCATCTCGCAATCACCCACACTCATGTTAGTGTCAAACTCCCCTGATTCTAACGTCCACATAAAATCCATACACTTATCTAACTCTATAGGGTTCATGTATAAGGATAACTCTGTAACCATTCTGTTCATAATCTTATGAACTTCTTGTTTCATCCAAGGGCGGTCAGTGATACCCATCAATTGTTTTTTAGCAGGCTTACTCACTGTTCGTATCCTCTGTAGACTTTGCTTTATCGTTTGCTATTTCAGTTTCTAACTCATGTTCTGCTAACAACGATCTTAAAAAGTTGACTACGGATTCCATAGACAGTATAGTAAAGTCAACGCCTCGTCTTTCATTGTCACTGAGTTTGCTAACATCTATGGCTTTTGCTTCGTCAAGGTGTTGCATTGTTTGCACTAGTAAGGGCTGAATCGTTACCCAAGTTATCCCGTCAGGGGCAGTGTGCATCATATATCGTTTCTTATCGGTCATTTATTATCTCCTATTAAATTGTTTAAAAAGGTTGCCGGTTAAAAAATGGCTAAATTTTTACCAGCGTGTAAGCCTGTCTTGCTTTTCTGAGATTGATATCCAAGCCCATAATTATTTCTTAGCCTTGTTAGACTTTCGGTACCCTTGCTGTTCTATGGCATACCCTTGCTTCTCTGCATCTTGTCTGTTCTTATACATCTTACCCTGTGTTCCCCATTGATAAAACGTTTCACCCTTTATGGTTAGTTTGCGTACTGGCATAATCTTTTCTCCGTTAACTGTTAATGTTCTGATGATGGTCACCATACTTGCTGTTAAACCAACTGTAACAGCCCTCACGCCCCTCTAATCGTTTCTGAGTACGTTTGCATTGCTTGGCGTGTTCTTGTCTTAGAACGTCATCTGTGGCCCATTGATTGGCTCTTGCATCACAATGCATACAATATGTCCCAAACTTCTTCCAGCCTGATGGATACAGTCTCCAACGTGTAGCAATTGTATTAAACATCGTTACCCATTATAGTTGACATTGCTATCTGCATGGCTTCT